AGGAGGAGGAGATAATGGGTGATATAGAGGAAATGGAAGGAATAGAGGGAATAGAGGGAATGGAGAACACCGCCCCTGGCACCTCTTTCGGTCTCGGAGAGCTCTCCCCGGAGGTCGAAGGGGCAATTGTGCCATATTTGACCACCGAACTCGGAGAGGTAATCAACGATCAGGAGCGGCAGGAGTTTATTGAACGGGTCAAAAAGTGGCGGAACCAACGCGATATGCTCAACGAGGAGAAGATTAAAAACTTCCCTTGGGAGGGTAGTTCAAATGTAGCCTCTACTATGACCTTGCAGAACTCAAATGGGGCCTATTCGGTGATTAAAAGGGCTTTGGGGACCAAAAAACCCTTTTTCACCATTGAGGGGACCAAAAAGCTCCATGAGGTGGCCAAAGCTCTTGAGAGACTCCTCGATATTGTGGTTGAAACCCCGGAGCTTATGAATATCCGAGAGTCCAACCGGGAGGTTTCCTTGGATTTGTCCTTAATCGGAACCGAGTTTGTGAGAGTTCCCTGGACCAAAAGAGAATGGAACTTCAAAAAAAGGGACAAGGTTACCGGAGAGCCTACCCTTGTGACCTATATTGAAAAGGATTGCCCCGAGCTGATCCCCATCCCGATTGAGGACATCTATACCCGGGTGGAGTGGCCTGATCCGCAGCGAGCCCCCTGGATTGGGGTGCGCCATTGGCTCATAAAACACGAATTAAAACAGCGAGAGGCCAGCGGGGTGTATAAAAATGTTGATGAGGTGCTGGCTCGGGGAGAGCAGCCCCTTCAGGACACCCGGATTGAAGCCCTCAATAATGCGGGGCTTTCGATGCAATCTGATCGCCCCAAGGATCTGTTTGATATTTTTGAAATCAACATGTATTGGGATGTTGATGAAGATGGCCTTGATGAGGATATTAAGATTTGGTTTGATCTGTGGTCAGGGAAGATCCTCCGGTGGGAACTCAATGAGTTTGTTATGCGCGATCTGTTTAGGATTCCATTTATTGAGCGACCGGGGCAGCTCTATGCAATGGGAGTTGGATGGATTTTGGAAACCCTCACCGATGCAGCGAAGGCTCTACAGGATATGCGGATCGATGGCACCAAATTGGCAGCCTTTCAAATGTATGTTACCTCCAATAGCTCCAATATTGGCCCCAATGAGGAGTTCTTTCCACTGAAAAATATCCGAGTGAACAATGTTAAAGAGGATTTTCTGGCGGTAAAATTTCCCGATATCGGGCCTGGTACCCTTCAGGCAGAATATACCCTCAAGGAGGATGCCTCCAGGGCCACCGGAGTGTCGGATGCTATGATGGGATTTCCCGATCAAACCGTTCGGACACGATACACGACCTCGGGGGCGATGTTCCAAGCCCAGCAGAACTCAGCCTTGATGGATACCATTCTGGAGGGGATTGAGAATGTTTACTCCCAGATTGGCCGGCTGATTGTGATGCATTTGATTGCGCATCCCACCCGAACTCGGGAGATCGCTGCGGTTTTGGAGGATTCCGACCGCCAGCTGATCGAAGGGATTCTTCAAATGGAACCCCATGAGTTTGCCAAGGCTTTCAGGGTTTCAATCAAGTCTACCGAGGCAGGTAAAACCGAGGATGCCCGCCAGCGGGCACTTCTGACCATGACTCAACTCTATACTCTCTATGGGCAGCAGATGTTTCAACTCCTGCCGATGGTGTACGCAAAGGATGCTCAGGTTCCCCCGGAGGTTAAAGTTGCCGCTGCCAAGTTTATGGTGGGCGGTACCAAACTCATGGAGAAGGTTTTCAACCAGATGGACCACCCGGAAACCGACGATTATATGCTGTATGTGAAGGATCTTGAGATGATGCTTGATGTGATGGAAAATCAAAAGGATCAGAGGATTGCACAGATGCAGGGAGGTGAACCCAATGGGGCTCAGAGAGGACGCGCATAGATGGGGGCTGGACCCTGGGGAGTTAGCGGAGTTTCGCAGGATGCTCGTTAGCGGCCCTTGGAAGATCATTGCGGGGATTTTGAACGATCTGCAAAAGGGCTCTGAGGATGAGCTTTTGAATCGAACCGATATTATCGATATTGCGCGGGCACAAGGAAAAGCCCAAGCAGTAAAGGTTATAAAATCTAAAATCCGGGCATTGATGCCCGAGGAGGAAAGCGATGGATAGACAGATGTGGGCTCCCGATGACGGGTTGGACCCGCCTGGAGCAGAGTTTGGAGATGATCTTCCCATTGAACCGGTGTATGTTTCAAGCGAGGAGGAGATCCCAAAGGAAGAGAAGGAAGAAGGGAAGGTCGATGCGGAGGCGCTTAAAAAGGAAAATGAGGAGTTCCGGGCGCGGATGGCGCAGCTTGAAGAGCAGGCCAACCTCAATAAGAGCCTACAGGAAGGAATTCAGGGGTTAGGCAAAAATATGACTCCCCAAAGACCCCAACCGCAGCCCGTGCAACAGCCGGGGGAATCCGATGCGGATTTCCGCAAGCGGTTCAATGAGCATCTTTATGATGATCCAGCAGCCCTTATGGATGAGTGGCAGATGAGAAAATTGAGCCCTTTGGTAAGCCAGATCATCACCAACAACATGGCAATGGGAAGGAGGTTTCTTCAGCTTGACCCCGAGAAGGCTCCCAATTATAAAACCTACCGAGATGAGATCGAAAATGAGGTTAACCGGATGCCGCCTCAGGAGAAGTTACAAAACCCCGATTTCTACGATAAGGCTTATGAAAGGGTAATGGCTCGGCATATTGATGATATAGTAAACCAGCGCGTTCAGGCAGCCCTGAAGGAGGAACTTGAAAAAAGCTCGACCAAAAACCAGGCTGCTGATGCTGCCCAGGGTCACACTGAACGGACAACCTATCGGAAGAAAACCCCAATGAAGGAATATCGGGTGTTAACTGCGGCGGAGCGGGCGGCAGCAAAGAGTGCAGGGGTAGATGAAGATACCTATTGGAACTATCTTAAACGACGGGGACTCAAGTAAGGAGGAAATACCATGGAAATTGAAAAACACACCGAGAAGGTGGCTAAGAAAGAGGAAGTTCAAGAGGTCAAGAAGCCTGTGAAGGAGACCCCTCCCAAACCTAAGAAGATATCCAAAGGGGAGGGAAATCCAAAAACCTCTAAAGAGGTCAATTCCTCCAGAAAGGTAACCGTGGATATTGACACACCAATGGAGAAAGTGGTAGAATTGGATGAATCCGGGGCGATCCTTGAGTTTGCCCACGAACCGAAGACTTTTCTTCGGTTGCCGTCGGATGTGACACGGAAGTTGAGCTATGAGAACAAGCAACGATATTTTGTGTCGAAGGGAATGGCAGAGGAGACTCTTGATCTTTCCCATTATGACCGGCGGATGTTCAAGCCGGAGCCGGGGCGGGCAACTGCCACGGAGCGGCTGATGGTTTACAACAAAGATCCCCGGTTCGAGTATGCCTGGAAGAGACCTGATGAACTCCGGGAGTTTGAAATGAAGGGATATGTCGTCGACCATGACCAGGGTTTAGACACCTTTAATGGCGACGTTGGAAGTTCCCACACCGTGGGAACCCAAGGCAACACGGAACTCGTGTTGATGAAAGTCCCCAAAGAAATCAGAGAGCAACAACGGGTTGCGAATAGGGAACTCGACAAGCGACGTAGGGTCGGTGTCGAGCAGGATGCCAAAGCGTTCATTGATCGGCAAGGGGGTACTCCTGCCAGAACGCAAACTATGGAGAATTTTACCAGGGAGGATTAAACATGGCGTTTAATTTTTACAAAAACACTGGTGGTGCTCCTACCGAAATGGCAAGTGCGGTTTCCTTTGGCGCAATAACCAAAGGGGATGCAATCCGTTTTCAGGTTGCAGCTGATACAAATACTTCCACGGATTACACTACGGTGTTAACTGTGGATACCCACGATGCGGTTGTTGCAGGCGTTGCTTGTAATACAGTCGCTGCCGCGGGGAGTACGGTCAACTATATCATAGCAACTCCGCAGGTTCTTTTTTCGGTAGAAACCGGCGCCACCACAGGGTGGGATGAGGACACGATGGTCTCTGGGACCGCGTGTGATTATGCCACAGATGGACAGACGGTTGCCGCAGCGGCCTCAACCACAGCTGATGCGTTTGTGGTCTTGGGGCTCATGGATGGTTCCACCAGTGGAACCGCAGGCAACAAGGTATATGGGTATTTTGTAAATACCACATATAACAAAACGAGCTAAGGGGGGCGGGTATGATAACTAATACGAAACTTTTCCCTTATCATTTAGATAGGGATGTAAACAAGATAACCTTCGACAAATACCTCAGCACTCCTTCTGAGTTTGACAAGATCGCGAAGATTGAGACCGCCCCTGCAGGGAACCATTATACCGAGGCGGAATTGAGTCCGCTGGGTGCACTTCGTGCCATCGATGAGGGTGGCGCGGTTACCTTTGACTTTCCGGTGGAAGGCCATAAGAAAACTGTGTACTACACCAAATATGGGTTGGCTTTTCAGATCACCGAGGAAATGTCCAAGGACGATTTAACCTCTAATTTTAGGGGAATGCCCGCGAAGCTTGGAAAGAGCGCGGCTCTAAAGAGAGAAGTTGAGTTCTGGAGCCTTTTCAATAATGGATTTGATTCGGAAACCGCTTGGGACGGCCAGTATATTTTTGACGTGGATCACACCACCCTCAAGAGTGGGGATACCATCAAGAATGAACCGGATACCGCAGGATCTCTTTCAGAAACCACCCTTCAGGCAGCTTTTGAGTATTTTGACGGTGTAGGATATGGGGTTAAGGATGAGGCAGGAAATCCTGTTTTGATGCGACCTAAATATCTTGTTGTTCCTTCGAAGTTGCGCTGGACTGCCAGTCAGCTCATGAAGAACATGATGAACATTGGTACGGCCAACCGGGATCTGAATACAGTTG